AAAGCCGTTAAAATATGTGGCTATTTGTCCCAATGTGCCAGATGTTGTGGGTATTCCTTGATACTGTTTACTAGGATCACCGTAATAATATGTGTAATAATTATACCACATGGTACGTATAGTGTCATCTTGATCATCGTGTAAGGTTATTTTACTTGGTTCATAATGTACTTTGGTCTGAACTAACCGTTTACGATTATACTGATTAAGAGTGGTGGTATCTATTTTAAATTTAGGCAAATCAACACTCTTAACCATTAATCCGATTGTGGCGTTGTTGCCAGATCCATATAGAGCTTGCAGTTGTGGAATTTGCGCTGTGTTTATATTGAATACTACATGAAATAAAAATTTAAAGCGAGGAACCAGCCCATAGCCATTGCTAAGGAAAGTCTTGGCGGCGTGAGTATAATCCTTAAGTAATGGACTAGTAGCCGGCTGTAGAAAGCTGTTGCCCTGCCCAAAATATGACATATTGTTTAACCAGCAGCACCAGACGCTGTGCCTGCTCCAGTAGCAATGCCGCCGTTAGTACGTGATATGGCCTGACCAACACCTTTGCTGGCTCCAGCTGCATTTACTTGAATTGCGTTATCAAATGTTATTGACATTGAAATCTTTACAGCTTCGCTGGTCCCATAATCCATCTTGTTGTAGTTCACGTCTTTGAGATAGCATCCTAATATTTGCCATTCTTCTAAGATTACCGGAGTATTTGCTCCGTTGCCACCATCTAATACTTGGAACTGTGTAGTAAACTTATAATCAATACCCGAACTCGCTGAACTTTGTTCCATAAAGTCTAATTGTTTCTGTAACTGCTCTCCTACTAATTGACTTACTGCTCCAGTGGCATCATCACGTAGTTCGCAAGTAACATCAGTCCATGTGTACTTCCCAGCTACTTTAATAGTACTGTTATAGATAGGCAATTTTATTTCTTCAAATGTAACGTGAGGACGATCAAATGTCATCACCTGTTTGGTTAATTCGGTAGTAGGAGTACTTGTGCCAAAGTTTTGGAAAAATACTCTGTAACGAAAACTTAACTTAGGCATTAATAAGCCTTGTGTTGAAGCACTTTGCCCGTCAGCTCCTAATGGAATTGTAAAGTTAGTTAATGATGATGTTGCCATGTTATAATATCTCCGTTGTACTATTATTTAGTTAATATTTTGGGCAAGATATCTCTACCTTGCCCTATATCTTTACGCTGCCGCCTGCGCTGCAATTGCTCCAGTGTTTTCTATACGCAATGGAATATAGATAAATTCAACTGCTTTCACTGGCTCTATAGCTATGTCTACCCATAACTGATTTTGATCTATAGTAGTAGGTGTATTATTTGTATTATCACATACCACCAAATAGTCATAGATTCCACGTTTAGCTACCAAATCTATCATCAAACTGTTGATACTATTGCGTATTTCATTACGTGTTATAGCATCGTTAGGTTCAAACAGATATTGTTTTCCTATTGTGTTAAGTCTAGAACGTATAAAACATACTAACCGCGCTACGTTAATACGATCTAATGCTGTAGCAGTGCCTTGTAATGTTTTATTTCCAAAGTTAGTAATTCCTACACCTGGAATAAATGTTATTGGATTGACGTTGTTAGTATAAAGCACATCACGCAATGATTGGCCCACACTTAATGGCAAAAATTGACCAGTAATAGAGTCAATATATCCCAGCAATTGAGCATTGTCAACTAACCCACGTCGTGTGCCAGCTGGAGCTAACTAAGGATAAGCTACTTCGTCGCTACGTATAATAGTACGCAACATCATGTGACTTGGTGCTGTTACTACCAAATTACCCGACAAGTCTGTTGTTTGGCAACTTGGATAAAAAGCGGCTGCATAAGTATCGCCAATAGCCAAATTTCCGTCGCCTGTGACTAAACCTAGTCCACCATTGTCTGTAGCCCATGTTACCACATCAGTTGGAGACAAACGTAATGGAGTATCAACTATGTTAAATGCCACATTGTTGATGTCATCATTTAAAACTCTCATTTCTGGAGCTAGTTCTGGATAACCAGGAACTGCGATAAGATTATAAACATTTTGTTCTTCTCGTATCTCAGTATTAGTATCAATAGCTGATCTCAACGCATCTACAATAAGTTTTCTCTGTGATTGACGACCCATATAAGGACTGCCATCAACACGAAGACCAGTAGCACTATTCCAAGTATTAGTCTCGGTTTGTACAGACCAATAAGTAGGACTTGTATCTGGCTCTGATGCTGTGTTATTTTGAATACAGGCATAAACTAATCCGTTGTACATTACGTATTGTCCTATGCTGTATACTGTTGTACTACTCCATTCGTATGTAGGCCATGCTTGATTATTCCAAGCATTTACTTCAAACGACTTAACATTAAAGCCTGAACGACGTGTGTTCCACAATAATATTCCGTTTGGAAATAGTTCAGCGTTTGGAGCATCTGGATCCAAATAGTTACTAGTAAGCATAGTTTCTATAGATGGCAAAGCGTCAGTGACAGGATTTGTTGTACCGTTAGGGGCCCAACGAGCATCTTGGAATATGATACCATTACTTGTAGTAGAATCTGTATTGGCTATCTGTACCCACTGATCCACGCCGCTGACATTTTGCCAACGATACAACAGCGGATAAAGTTCTAGATCTGAAGTATTGACCCATAAGTCACCATGTACCAACGGGCTCTGAGCCGCGTTTGTCTGTGTAGTAGGAGCAAGGCTACTGATAATAGGACCTGTAGCATTTGTTGCACTGAGATCATACCCACGGCTGTCAGTTGTTACATTTTGATATCCGTACCATGAACCATTATTAGATATCATGATATCTACTTGAGTTGGATCACTGTAGTACCAATATGTACCTGTAGCAGGATCTACATCAGGAGCTGTGCTGTTTGATGTATATGAAAATAATGGTGTACCAACCCAGTTAGATAGTATCAATCCAGCAGCTGATCCACTTACATAATTTTGACGTACTTGTGTAGTATCTGTGGTAAATCCAGCGGCAGTCACAGGAGTTCCAGAAACATTAGTTAAGATAATGTCTCCACCAGTGCTGTGAGTGATTACAATATTTCCAGCAGAGTTAACAGTAGCACTAACATTAGGGATATTTGTTGCGCTAACTGCCGCAATGAACGCACTTGTAGTAGTGCCATTTATCGTGGCAGTTGCTGTGGTTAAAGTTGCTGTACCAGGCTGTGTAGCACTGATGGTAAATGTATTACCGTTTATAAAAGTTTGAGTAGTATTACTACCTGCAATAATTGTCGATCCTGTTGAGAAGCGTTCCAACAGCAATAAACCAGCTGTACCGTTGTCAAAAGGAATGCTCTGTGCGTAGGTAGATCCAGCAGCAATAGTTGCGCCACCGCCCGATGGATCTAATCCATATAAGGCCAATGCGTCGCTGCCATAAACAGGACAGGATTGTGTAACATATACTCCCAGTGTGGAATTATATTTTTTAATTATAATTTCTGTGCCTTGATTAACATTAGATGTTTTCATCCAAACAGAACCAGTTGGCTCAGCTGTGCTACCGCTGTATGTAGCCCACTGCGGGACTGTATAACTCGGACTGGCTTGGAAGATAGGAGCATTATATGTACCTGCTGTCAACCCCAAAGCAATAAGACTTGCGCTGTTTCCAGCTAGTGTAATTGTACCTTCGCCGGAATTAGCAGTGCTATCACAATATAAATTTAATGAACCACTAATGTTAGCAGCATATACTCCAGTAATACCAGTATTATTGATAAGAGTAGTTACATCAGTTACTGTGTTACCGGATGCTATCGCAATAGTAATACCGTTAATTATAATATTTCCTGCTGTCAATGACGTTGGAGTAGCTTGGCCTTGAACTGTGGCCCAAGCTGTTTGCCATTCTGTACTTCCTACCAGCACCCAAGTGTTATAAAGTTGGTCGGCAGTCCAAGGTCCTTGTGACCAGTCTGGTGCTTGAGCTGAAGTAGGTCCGCCGCGTTTATAATAAACCGGATTGCTGGTACTAGTGGTTGTCACAGCATATTGTCCTATGCTACCATATGTTTGTAATGGTACAGTAGACTCAGAATATAGATATTCAGTATTAGTTATGGCTAAAGGAAGTTGATTGGTAAAATTGTTAGTAGCTGAATTCCATTGAAATATGCCCCAATGTGTATCCAGTGTATCTAACCAGTAAGTACCATTAGCTGGCGAGCCTAGTGGACGATTGAGGCTTGCGGTAAGTACTGTCAAATCTACATTGGCACGTAATACATAGCACTGATTGGTAACACCCAAGGCTGAATAAGCTGCCAGTAAACCGTATTCATTAAGCTCGTATCCATTAATAGGAGTTCCTGCTGTGGTTTGATAAAAGAATGGCAATCCATAATAGTTACTCAACGCA